CACACCTAACAGGAAAAGAAAATAAAAAGGGTATGCAGGCGCGGGATCGGCTTTCTACGGTACCAACTCCGCCGGGGTTCGCTGCCCGTGGCGTTTTGCGAACTTGAACAATGGCGGGAATGCTGGTCTGGCTGCGGAGAATGGCAACAATGCGCCGGGTAACTCGAACTGGAACAGTCGTCCGCGAATTTATGTATTTATGAAGGCAGGTGAAAACTTGCTGAAATGCGTCTGTATATCCGCGCATAAGCGAAAATCAGTAAAACCGGAAGCCGGGAAACTGGCATGTATAACCGTGGGTTATGCGTGCGGCAAGTAGTAACAAGACGAATCCTGATTCAAGGATCTGTCGCAACCGAAAGTCGCTTCACACATAAAGTAAAAATAAGATGGCACATAAAAAGAGATATAAAAAGTTAAGCAGGCAGCTGTGCGAACAGGCAGTTGTTGAATGTTTCAAAGGAAAATGGAGAAGAAACGATGTACTGACGTTTATTGAAAAGTATGCAGGAATTCCACGCGACGATATAAAAATAGATGATTTATCCGGATCGTGGAAGTATAAAAATGAAGCTGTTGAAGCGATTGGCTTGGCAATGCTTGGGATTGTGGAAGATCTGGTCGATCACGGAATAGAACCGGATGATATGGAACCAGTGACGATCCGGCAGCGTCCGGATGGAATGACAGGAAAGATCAGGGACATTGCACTGTTGTGCATTATGCATCAGCTGATCGGTCATATTACGAAATTGATGATAGAACCATTGATTCAGGCGCGATTGCTTCCGACGCAACACGCAAGCATTCCGGGACACGGGCAGACAATGCTGAAAGATCAGATGTTGCGTTATTTCCTGAAGGAATCGCTGGGAATAGAATATGTGAGAAAAACAGATGTTGTACATGCATATGCTTCACTTCAATATGATGTATGTATAGATCTGGTGATGATGGAAATTCCGAAAGCAAGATATGCGATCGGACTGCTGAAATATTTAAAGAGCGTCGCACCGGGCGGACATCTGATCATCGGCGGGTATCTTGATGCATGGCTCTTTAATTTTACGATGTCGTATGCGATCCGCTATCTGTATACACTGGGATCAACGCGAAGAGGGAAAAAGATACCATATGTTATACGCTGCGGAACATTTATGGATGATTTTTCGATAGGATCCGGATCCATAAAAGGAGAACAGCGGGCAGTGAAAGCATTGGACAAGTGGATGACAAAGAATCAGCACTTGCAAATAAAAGAAACGACAGGAATTGTCAAGCTGTTGCCGATTGAAGAAGAAAAGCGAAGGCGGAACCTGCCACGTCCGGGGCAAAGGGGCGTACCGATGCTGGACATGGCAGGATACAGAATCAGCAGAACACACATCACGATCCGGCGTCGCGTATTCAAAAGGGCAAGACGACAGCTGATCCGTGGATATAGAGAGCTGAAGCGTGATGGAACACTGCGCCGTGAACGGGCGCAGAAGATAATATCGTATAACAGCTATATTGAACAATCTGATTCATTCCATTTACAAGAAAGATACCACACGGAAGAACTGCTTCAGGTGGCACATCGCGTAAATGGATTCTATGGACAACTGGAATATCAGAAAAGAATGGAGGAATTGCATGATTTACTTGAACGTAGATGCAGATCAGAAGCCGGAAAAGGTAATGATGGAAAATCTTCCGGGTGGCGCAATGACCGTCAGGATGGCGGACAATATCAAGGAATACCGTCAGGAAGACGCAAAGGATCGGAAGATGTACCGTTTTGATGAAGTAGTGTTTGAACTTCCGGCGGACAGCACGATCACGACAAAACAGATCGAAGATGACTTTGAAAAATACTGGGAGTACGGGAAGACTGATCAGGCTGGAAAAGACGAAGACATGAAAGATGATGAACCGGATCCGGAAAGTGGGGGAATGACGCGGGCAGAAATAACCGTTGAAATTCAGAAACTTCAGGAAAAGAATGAAATGCTGGAATCCTGTCTGCTGGAAATGTCGGAGCTTGTATATGCTTAATTTTGTTAGGCATTCAATATACAAAATTTTATTCGGAAAGGAGGGCGAAACGATGATGGCTATGTTATGGGCGCAGAAGATCATGTATGCGGAAACAAAAGAAGAAGCGATTGCACTGTACAAAAGAGTGCCGCGCCTTCTGAAAGACAAGGTCGAACAGATCCTGATCGAAAGTGGATGCGAAGATCTGATCAAAGAGAGCGAAGAACAGTAAGGAGGGGCAGACATGGGCGAAGTGAAGGAACCGTATGAAGGCGGAACCGGAAGCCTGCTGGAAGTCGTCGACATGATGTGCGACGTAACGGAAAAGCTGGCAGACATCGTCAGAAAACAGGCTGTCCTGATCGAGCAGGAGAGGATCGCGGGCGCGGTCTTCCCTGCCGATCTTTCGGAAGAAAGAAAACAGGCAGAAGATGATCTTGACAGGATCGAAATGAAACTAAGGAGGATATGACATGAAAGAAGGAATCTGCACTGCTGTTGGAGTAGTGGGAAGCGCGATTGCAGCTGCTTTCGGTGGATGGGATCAGGCACTTGTGACGTTGGTGATCTTTATGGTGATTGATTATTTATCGGGGCTGATTGTTGCGGGAATTTTTCACAACAGCAGAAAAACAGAAAACGGAGCGTTGGAAAGCAGAGCCGGATGGAAGGGGCTGTGCAGAAAAGGTGTGACATTGCTGTTTGTGTTGATCGCATACCGTCTGGATCTTGCACTGGGTGTAAATTATATTCGCAATGCAGTGATCATTGGATTCATGGCAAATGAATTGATCAGCATCACGGAAAACGCCGGACTGATGGGAATTCCACTTCCGACAGTGATCCAAAATGCAATCGAAGTTTTGACACGAAAAGCATCTGTGTCAAAGGATGGTGAACAGTAATGAAAAAAGAATATCTGACAATTTTGACCAACATTATCGGCGGCGTGGAATCTGGCGGGCAGACATACGGAAAAAGAAAATATGGTGCGTATGCCGGAAAAGCAGCAAATGCAGACAATGAAAAAACGTGTACATTAGGCTGGGCGCAAAATTATGGGAATGAAGGCAGAAGATTGTGTCAGATGATCCTGAAGGCAGATCCGAAAGCCTTCAGGACTGCTGATACAGCAGGAATCGAAAAGAAACTGTCAGTAGACTGGGAAGCTACAAGATGGAATCCGACAGCAAAAGAAAAGGCTGCATTGATTGCGATTATCACAACGGATGCAGGAAAGAAGTGTCAGAATGATTTATTCAAGGAACTGATGGAAAAATACATCGCTGAAGCTGAAGCATATGGCGTTGATAATATACAGGCGCAGATGATGTGGTGCGAAGTAGAACATCTTGGTGGTTTGAAACCAGTAAAACGAATTTTTGCGAGAGCGAAAAAGCCATATACACCTGATACAGTGTATGCATCGTTGATCTTGGATCAGAAGGATACAAGCAATGATAATCAGGTGGGGGATAAAAAGTTTGAAAGCAGACATCAGTGTTGCGTGCGGTGGATTAAACAGTATGTTGTGGACAATGTGGATAAATCAGGGGAAGAAGGTGTAAAAATGTATTCAAGACAAGCAGTTGTGGATCTGGTAGAAAGCTGGATCGGAAAAAATGAAGCGGATGGATCATATAAATCAATTATTGATATTTACAATAGTTTCACAGGTGCATTCCCACGCGGGATAAAAATGGCGTATGAATGGGCGTGGTGTGCTTGCACTTGGTCGGCACTTGCTGTTGCGTTAAAATATACGGCAATTATGCCGATTGAAATCAGCTGCTATTATCTGATTGAAAGAGCGAAGCAGATGGGCGTATGGGAAGAAAATGACGCACACGTTCCGAAACTGGGCGAAGCGGTGATGTATGATTGGCAGGATAGCGGTGCGGGTGATAATACCGGAACACCGAAACATGTTGGAACGGTTACATACGTTAATCAAGCAGCAGGATATTTTGTCGTTACCGAAGGCAATTACAGCGACAGAGTGAAGAAAAGAACTGTATCACTGAATGGAAGATATATTCGAGGATTTATCACACCAAAATATGACAGTGATCAGGCGGAAAGCAAGCCAGTAAATACGCCGGGAAAGAGCGTGTCAACCGTAGCACATGAAGTAATTGCGGGACAGTGGGGGAACGGAGAAGCAAGAAGAAAAGCACTTTCGGCAAGCGGTTATGATCCGGATACTATTCAGAAAGAAGTAAACAGAATTCTGAATGGATCAGCGGCAACAACTACGAAGCCGCAGCCAGCAGATCAGACCATTAGCAAAACCGTCAAGTCAACATGCTATGCGAGAGAGTACAACAAGAAGCTGGCGGGATCCTACGTCACAACAGCTGATCTGTATTGCAGAAACGACGCTGGAAAGAACAAAAAGGCTTTGTGCTGTATTCCGAAAGGAACCACAGTGTATAATTACGGCTATTATAATACATCGAATGGAACGAAATGGTTATACATTACTGTGTCGCTTGATGGAGTGGAGTATATCGGATTCAGTTCAATCAGTTACCTGAAAGCAAAATAGGAAGGAGGGAAACAGATGTTTTATGTTGGAAACACTTTCGATAAAAAAGCAAATAAGGGATACAAAACAATCCAGAACGCAAAAAAGGAAGCAGAAAAGAATGGCTTGTCAGTATGGGATGAAGAAGGTGCAAAGCTGTATCCGTTAAAAGTTGAAGTGACAGATGACGTTCCTGATGATGCGGCACTGGAAGAAAAACCGGATGGATCTGTGAATGCATATGATGAAAACGGGGAAAAAGTTGGCGAAGTTCCGGCTGAAGAAGTGAAAGAAATAATGAATGAAATCACAGTAGAAGACGTTGAAGCAGCGGCGGTAGCAGCAAGAAGCGAAGAAGAAGTACATGGAACGATCCGCAGAGTGTTTGATGGAAGGCTTCGCCTTCGCAGAAGACCTTCGCTTGAAGACGATGCAATTTGTGGCGTGACGATGTTTGATGAAAAGAATGTCGAGAAGAAAGCAAAGATCGGTGACAGGGTACTTTACAAGACGACAGACGGGTACTGGATTTCAGGAGATCCAGAACACACAGAATTTATTCCGGAGGAATAACGATGGTTCCGGTATCGTACATCGTCACAGCGATCGTGTCTGCGGCGTTTGGATCTGTGACAACTATTTTTATGTTATCAATAACAGCGGCAGCAAAGAAAGCAGACGAAGAGGAAGACAAGCTGTTTTGTGAGTATCTAAAAGGTAAGAAAATGGAATAATGAAAAGGCAGCGATCAAAGAACGGTCGCTGCCTTTTGTGCAATATCACGAAAACAGATCAAATACATGATACTGATCGGGATCTATGCGATGACAATATGTACAAAAAAAGAAGAAAATTATTTTTCTGCGATCTGTTTCAACAGGCGGATAATTTCTTCATTCTGACGCATAAGAATGAAATTCTGTTCAACCTGTGCGCGTGACATTTCCAGTGCGAAAGTTTCATTTGAATTTCCACTTAAAAGACTTCCGAAAGAATACATTTTTGAACCTGCAAGACTGGATGCGATTTCTTTAAGGGATGCGACATTCTTTTCTTTGATGTCGTCCGAAGTGTAACTGTCGAAATCAACACCGAATTTTTCCATAGCCGCCTTGTCTTTTACTTCCTGCTCCGCCTGTTTCTTGGCGATTTTGTCATCTGCTTTTTTACCAAACATAGGAAAAGCCCCCTTTGTTATATAATAATATTTGATCAGTTTTCCGTGATTCTGATCATTAACACAAATATAGGTGAAAAAAGTGCTAATGTCAAGAATGATGCTGAACATTAACACAAGGGATTGAGAATGAAGGATGAAGATATACACCTATAAAGGCAAAAAGAATCTATGCGGTGACAGGATTCGGATTGAACGATTGAAAAAGCGAATGACGCAGATGGAACTGGCTGCGAAAATTCAGTTGCAAGGGATAACACTGGAACGCGATAGTATAAGTAGAATTGAAATAGGGACAAGGTTTGTGACCGATTACGAATTGAAGCTATTTGCAAAGGTTCTGAATGTGACGGTTGATGATCTGCTGGAAGAAGATGACACTATGGAATCATAGTGTTTTTTCTTTGCGAAAATAACAGAAACACTTGACAATATACCGAAAACGGTATATAATAAATAATGTAAGGAGGACAAGAAAAAATAAGCACAAAGTGCTGGAAAGGGGAAAAGGCAATGGGCAAGAAGAAAAAGAAGGAAACGAAAAAGCCTATCGAGTGGAAAGACCTGACAATCAATGCACTGATAGACTTAATCGTGGGAATCATACTTATCATAATAGATAAGCTGATCGGTTAAATACCTTATTCGGTTAATACCGCGGTGGGCGAAAGCCCACCGTCTACCTAAAATATAGCATAAGCCCGAAGCTGTGTAAAGAATATGATTTTGAAAATTGGCATCTTTTTTGTAACGATCGGAATCGTCAAGCTGTGTGTGGCACAGTTCATGAAGATCAAAGAAAGAAGGGGACGAAAATGAATCTTGGGAAAAATATACAAGAAGCAAGGAAAAAGGCAGGAGTGACGCAGATCCAGCTGGCGGAACAGCTGGATGTATACCAGAAGGACATCAGCAGATGGGAAAGAAACGAACTGACACCAAATGCTTTGACATTGGCTAAAATATGTAAAGCCCTGAATGCGTCGGCTGATGAATTGCTAGAGCTGAACAAATAGTCAAAAAAGAGAAATGCCGCAGACGATCGACCGCCTGCGGCTTCTTTTATAGAAGGAGAAAGCGGAGATGGAAAGAACGTTCAAACATTTGACAAAAGCAGACCGGATCAGAATTGAAGCATTGATAAAAGCGGGAGTAAAAATCAAAGAGATCGCGGACATGCTACATGTGCATAGAAGCACGATATACAGAGAGTTAAAAAGAGGACGTTTTACTGCGCTTAATTCAGATCTGACAACGGAAGAAAGATACAGCCCTGATATTGCACATGATAAATATGAAGAAAATCTGAAAAGCAAAGGGGGCAGTCTGAAGATCGGGAATGACATCAGACTGGCAAATTATATAGAAGAAAAGATCATGAAAGAAGATTACAGTCCGGCGGCGGTACTGGGGGAAATTAAGGCACAACAAAAAGAAAGTGAATTCAGCGTGATGATCTGCACAACAACACTGTACAGCTATATTGATAAAGGGATCTTTCTGCATCTGACAAATAAAAATCTTCCAGTTAAAAAGAATAAGAAACGCACATACAAAAAGGTCAAGAAAACACAGGCGAGAGCGTCAGCAGGTGAAAGTATAGAAAAAAGACCGGAAGAAATTGAAACGCGCGAAGAGTTTGGACACTGGGAAATGGATACAGTAAAAGGAAAACGCGGGAAATCGAAGAACAGCCTTTTGGTATTGACTGAAAGAAAAACACGCGATGAAATTGTGATGAAGTTGCCAGAACATACGGCGGCAGCAGTTGTCAACGCGCTGGACGCGATCGAAAGAAAGTGGGGCGATATGTTCAAACAAGTATTCAAAACGATCACAATGGATAACGGAAGCGAATTTGCAGATAGTGAAGGAATTGAACGTTCAGCACTGGGAGCAGGCAGCAGGACAAAAACATATTATTGTCATCCGTACAGCAGCTACGAAAGAGGAAGCAACGAAGTGACAAATAAAATGATCAGAAGACATATTCCGAAAGGAACAAACTTCGATGGAAAAACGGATAAAGAAATTTCTGCGATTGAAAGCTGGGTAAATAATTATCCGCGGAAGATCCACGGCTATCATTCGGCAGGCGAACTGTTTGAAGAAGAGATCCGGAAAATCAGTTGAAAAAAAGTAAAAAAAGTGTCGCATTTAATATTGACATTTTCGAAAAATAAAAAAGTTGAAAAAAGTTGTTGACAAACTGAAAAAGCTGTGATATGATATCAGAGTTGCTCCGGTAGAGAGACAAC